AAAAATACTTTCGACCAATGTACTCTCGTAAGTTCGTGAGATTGGTAATGTTATAAACAAAACCAAAGTGGTCGAGAATATCATCAGAGTTAAAAACTTTGTCATTATAAGTCCAGGGATTTTCATATTCAATACACATCAACCTCTAATACATCTATTATACCATTATTTAGAATTTAATACAAAAGATAATTTTTGTGGTATAATTCTTATAAATAATTCATGTAGCAAAGGATATAGCTATGAACGGAGCAATGCACAAAGTAGACATGCAATCAAGAGCTTTGAAGCTTAAAAACGAACTCTATGAACGTTGCGAAAAGCATGAAATGACTGAACAAGAATGTCGAGGTGCTGATGAATACCTCAATAAAGTGCTAGATGTTGTAGACGAATTCTCTTATTAAAATTCATTAGATCTATCATAATCCGCACCCAATCCAGTTAACGGATGGGGTTGTGGAGCCCCATACCTTTCTCTAATTCTAGCAAATGCTCTGTTCCATTCAGGAGAATTTTGTTCTTCACGGAACATATTATTCTTACTAAAATAAGCAAGCAATTCACTATCACTCATATTATCAAACCCTCTAGAGTTTGAATCCGCTGAAAGTATCGGCTTTAACATCCTGTTTAATACCACCCACTACATAACTTTCAACTTCCGTTTCCTGTGGCGCTACCTGGAGTCCTTTAGAAGAGATCCAGTGCTGCGTCCAAGGCAATGGATTATTTTTTGCAGCAATATCATATTGTGGTTTAAGTCCAATTGCCTTTAATCTTTTGTTAGCAATCCACTCAACATATTGCTGAAGGAGTTTATCATTCAAACCAATCATACTACCATTCTTAAAGAGATAGTCTGCCCATGCCTTCTCTTCATTAACACACAAATCAAACTGTTTGTATGTCCACTCCTCTTCTTCCTTCATTATAGTAACCATCTCAGGATCATCACCTTTAGCCCAATTGTTTAAGATGGTTTGAGTAAGTACAAGATGTTGATTCTCATCTCTTGCTATGAGCGAAATGATTTTCGCACTGCCTTCCATAAGCTTAAGCTCACCAAAAGCAAAGGAACAAGCAAAACTAACATAGAAACGTATTCCTTCCAGTATGTTAACATTGGCTACTGCCCGATAGAGTTTTCTTTTTAATTCTTTAATAGTATATGTTGTTGATGGAGAGTCTTTATAATCAGGTCTCCAGTAATTACCTGTTCCATATTCCTGTGCTTCATTAATAAAGTCATCATATGCTTCCGTAACACTCCTAGATCGTTTCAATATCTTCTCATCTCTAAGAATAGTATCAAACACCTCACTAGGATCTGAATATACATTCTTAATGATATAGGTATAGGATCTACTATGAATCATCTCCATGAATCCCCATACTTCCATACATGCTTCCAATTCAGGTAAGGAACAGTAAGGAATAAATGCCATACCAGGACCACGGCCTTGTACAGAATCAAGCATTATCTGATACTTCAGGTTAGAAGAATAGATATGCTTCTGTTCTGGTCTTAATGTTTGATAATCTCCTCTATCTTTCTGAAGAGATACTTCTTCTGGTCTCCAAAAATATCCCAACTGTTGTGTTGTCAGTCTATCAAACTGTGGATACTTATATGAATCATAACGTTGAACACCAAGGGGTTTACCAAAAAACATTGGTTGCTTCTTGGTATCAACTTCTTCCGTATTGAATACGGTCATTCCTTTTATATCAGACTGCACAGGATTCACACTCCCCTTCATCAGCGGTACTCAATTCATCAAGTAGACTATTTAACTTAGAGTTTCCTTGGAACCCTACTTCCTCAATATTATCATGCCAACCAATAGGATGTGCTGGTTGTTCATCACTCTTAGCATCATAAGTGTTCTGGTAATAAGATGTCTTCCAACCTAACTTATATGTGGTCAAAAGATCCTGGGCCATCACGCTAACAGGAACTTCAGCGTCCGGGTAATGCTGCGGATTATAGGACCAGTTTCCAGAAATCGCTTGATCAAAGAACTTCTGCATAACTGCAACAATATTAATATACCCAGTATTCCCAGGCATATCCCAAAGGAGTGTATAATTTGACTTAAGACTTCCATATTGGGGGACTATCTGCTTAAGAGGCCCTTTCTTTGATTTTTTAACGGACAAGTATGCTCTAGGAGGTTCGATTCCGTTTGTGGCATTTGACACAACGGAACTGCTCTCCGAAGGCATTTGTGCGGACAATGTTGAGTGCCGTAGACCGTGTTCCAAGATAGCCATTCTAAGAGATTCCCAGTCATGTTGCAACTCCTGGTTACAAATTTCATCAACATCCTTCTTATATGTATCTATTGGTAGAATACCATCAGCATACTTAGTCCTTCCAAAGTTTTCACAGTGTCCTTTCTCCTTGGCAATCTCATTAGATGCCTTTAAAAGGTAATACTGGAAGGACTCAGAAAGTCCATGTACAGCATCCCATGCCTCCTGTGATTCATACTTATGACCCAGTTTAGCAAGATAATGTGCCAAACCAATGAAACCTACTCCAAGCGATCTCCGTGCCTTTGTGGCTCTTTCTGCAGCAAGTACAGGATATCCTTGGTAGTCAATCAGTTCCTCTAGACCACGAACTGAAAGGTCACATAACTCTTCCAATTCCTCATCAGACTTAACTTTACCTACATTAATAGCAGAAAGAATACAAAGAGAAATTTCTCCTAAATTATCATCAATATGACTAATAGGTGTAGTAGGTAGAGTGATCTCCTGACAAAGATTACTCATACTAATCTTATCCTTAAAGGAAGAGTGACTATTACAGTGGTCAATATTCATAATATAGATTCTTCCAGTCTCAGCTCTCTCCTTTAATAGATCTAGGATGAGTTCTTGAGCTCCAATGGTGGTCTTGGGGATGGATTCATCTGATTCATATACATCATATAACTCATCAAAACTATCGGTCCCAAAACTCTCATACAAACCAGGAACATCATGAGGGGAAAAAAGCGTGATTTCCTTATCTTCGATAAAACGTTCATAAAAAAGTTTGGAAATCTGTATGCTGTAGTCTAACTTTCGGACTCTGTTGTCGTCGGTTCCTTTGTTGTTTTTGAGGACGATGATGTCTCGGATCTCTTGGTGCCAGATAGGAAAATGGACAGTTGCCGATCCACCTCTGATACCATTTTGAGTACAACATCTGACAGTGCTCTCAAACTTTTTGAGGAAGGGGACCACACCTGTGTGTTGTACTTCACCCCCTCTAATCTTGGCGTTAATACCTCTGATTCTCCCGGCGTTAATACCGATACCAGCCCTCTGTGCAACGTATTTGCCAATAGCCATGTCAGAGCTAAAAATAGAATCGAGGGTGTCATCACTATCAACCAGAACACAAGATGCAAATTGACGAATAGGGGTCCGTACTCCCGCCATGATCGGGGTTGGGATGTTGATTCGGTGTCTGCTGATTGCGTCGTAGTATCTTCGGACATAATTCATTCTCCTTTCTTTAGGGTATTCTTGAAATATTGTTAGCGCGATCATGATGTACATGAATTGTGGAGTTTCGTACACTCCACCGCCACTTCTATCTTGTACCAAGTATTTATCGACTACTTGACGTAATCCGGCATAAGTAAACAAAAAGTCACGATCATGATCTAGAAAAGATTCTGCTTTAGCAATCTCTTCTTTAGAATACTTCGTAAAAATATCCTTATCATAAAGATCTTGATACGCAAGTTTCATTACATGATCTTCCAATGAAGGAAGTTCTCTCATCCTTCCATAAAGATTCTTTCTGAGTGCAAAGAGGAGGAGTCGTGCAGCAACAAATTGATAATTAGGATGATCTAAATCAATAAGATCACTAGCAGACTTGATGAGAATTTCTTGAATCTCAGAAGTCGTGATACCATCATAAAATTGTATGCCAGATTGTATTTCAACTTGACTAGCAGAGACACCTGCGAGACCTTTACATGCCTCATCTACCATCTTATGCATCTTTTCTAGATGCAAAGGTTCAATAGAACCATTTCTTTTTTTAACCTTGGTGCCGTTGCTCATATCCTTTTCCAGGTGGTAAACTTGAGTTTTGCTTCTAAGCCATCATATGTATTTGATTCTATCACGTTCTGCACATCATGTCCAGATAAAACCATATCATTTATATCCTTCTCTCTTATGTTACTGGGCCAGATGACGGTTCGGTCACCTCGCTCAATGCATCGTTCGACTCTGGCGACAATTTCTCTATTACGCGGCTCGTTATCATATACAAATACAATACTGCTTCCTTGGAGACATGCCACGTCACCGTCGCTGCCACATAAAGCCACGCTGTTATTAAGAAAACAGCTGTCAAACGGTCCTTCGACCACGTAGACTGGAGATTTTTTACTGATAGTGTCAAGTCCATAGATTTTCGGTGCCTCCTCATTAAGCATTACGGTAATGTATTTAACCTTGTTCGGACCCAAGGATCTTCCCTGAAATCCAATTATTGTATTAAGATAAACCAAAGGAATAATTATCCTCGGTTCATCATAAGTTACGTCATCAAACGTCCATTTCTGGGTATTTGTCCATTGTCTAAATCGATCCGTATAATAGAATTTAGTCGGATCTAAATTTCTCCTTTCAAGGTATTCTTTTGCTGCTGGATTTGCATCTGCTGTAGGTAAATTTAGTTTTGGTTTAAACTTTGGTGCCTCGAATTCAAATTTTGGTTCTTCAACAACAAAGTTCTTTCCTGTATTACCATCCTTAAATTTTTCTAAAACATATTGCTTATGAAGTGTTGTATCAATCTGCTTCAGAAAATTATTAAATGACATCGAAGCACCACAATTATGGCACTTAAAATTTACATTCGCTTTTATTCCGTAAAGAAAACCTCTTGCCTTGTTTCTATGCTTCTGTGAATCTCCACAAATAGGACATCTAAAATTATAAAGATTATTTTTTACCTTTTTAAATTTGGAAAGCCTATGAGACATCTCATTGATGTATTTAACATCAACAAAATCCATAATAAATTACTTTGCAATTTGTTCTATTCTAACTTCTGCCGGTTCTGATGTCAAGGTAGCAAATGCTTTCTGACCAATAGGCGACACAATAAAACTTATTATAGCAATCGCACCAGCAATTGTCCACATCTTCTTCTCTATGGTACGAAGACGATCATCTACTAACTTAAAATCTCTAGAATAATCTTCTCTTATAGATGCTGCATGTTGATGCAAATCTTTATGTAGATGCTCTATCTTTTCAAAAAGAACTGCATCGATTCGGTCCTGCTTCTCTAATTTCTCATCATGGACAGCAAGCAGTTTGCCCATTTGAATGTTACTGTCAACGAACTTCTCTACAATAGCGTCGTTAACTCTCATCCTTTGGTTTCCAATTCTTTCTAATACCTTTTGTCCAAATATATCTTGGTCTCTTTCTCTTTTCCATCTTACCCATTACTGGGTCAAATCCTGCAGTTGGTCCTTTAGCAGGAGCAGCATTACTAAATCCAGGTTTACCAGGAGTACTACCAGTGCTCATAGTAGGAGCTTCCTCTCCCAAATAGTTACGAACTACCTCAATAATTTTATCAATCTTCTTGTTTGCCATTATTGTAAATCTTGTAAAGTTCTTTCATAGAATCTAAATCTACTTGAATATCATGAATCTCAGATTGAGGATATTCAGGTAACTTATTTAGAAAAATGATAAAAGCTTTCATAACTGGCCACAAATCCTTCTCTATCTTATAGAATAGCATCGGAGTTGTTGCTTCACCAAAAATATTATAAAGGATGATAAAATGATTCAATAGCAGGTGAGTTTTTAATTCACCTGTATTTTTATACCGTTTCAATAATCTTTTAATATATTTAAAATGATTAAGATCACGCTCAAAATCCTTCTTCGTTACCGCTTGAGGATTTTCATAATATTTTATGGCAAATAAGAGGAAGTTATCCTCATTCAGATGGTCAAAAAGCATATTATAATTTCGCTACGTTGTTATTTATGCGTCAGTAGGATAAAGAATGCTATCAGCACCAGTTGTAATACCAGCAGTAGATCCGCTGTTACCAATTGCTACCAAAATCTCACTCTTAACTCTTAGATTACCGCCTGTATCCATATAAGTTGTAACACCAACCCATCCAGTACCATTAGTTCTGTATGGTGAGTTGACATCCATCATGTCTTCTACAGCAATACCATAAACCTGACTATCGTATCCACCAGCTAATCTATTGAATGTTACTGCAGTACCAGCAGCAATATCAGCAGTGATAGTAGATGCCAAACTTACAACAAAGTTACTCTTAAATAGAATCTTAGTGCCTGCAGCATACTGATTTGATCCAATCTGACCATCTAAAGTAACTTCAGTAGCCGCAATTCCAGTAATTGTCTTAATGGCATCTGAGTTAAGATAATCAATAACCGTATCACCCAAATTAATACCGGCAGGTGCAACAACTGGTAGTTGATCAGTAAGTGCTATACCAATGGTATCAGTAAGGACTGTACAAGAACCAACACCAGTAATCAGAATATTATTTCCATCGTTTACGAAGGTATCACTTGTGCTAAGTTGAAGGTCTGCAATATTTGCATCAAGACTAATAAATGCTGTTCCAACACCTGAAGCGCGGACATCACCAGTTGCTCCACTATCTCCGGCACTCGATGCAATTGTCGCTCCTTGATAGAAGGTATACTCCTTATCACCATCTCTGTTATTACTCCACTGAGGACTAAGAGTAGTATATGAAGGAAGTTGACTGATATAGAAACTTGTACCAGCAATAGCGGCACCAGACAATCCTGAAGTAGATCCAATTGTCAATTGCGTTGCTGAAGTAATACCAGAAATTACGGCATCTCCAAAATAAACTGCACCGTCTACACCATTACGAAGTCCAAATCTAATTACATCTCCCGTCTGGGCAGATCCAACTGCATTAAAAGCAGTTCCGTTTCCATTGACTGTTAAGGCAGTACCGCCAAAATCATTGCTGGTGTATGCTAGGGTCACAATTCCAGCGGAAGTGACGGCATCGTTATTTCCCCAAAGTGCCATGTTACTCTCTCGTTAATAATTCTTTTGCTAATGAATATTTATAAAAGAGAATACCTCACACAAAGGCATCTCTAAAGATATGCTTTAGAAATATTCGTAGCAAAGCCAATCACCGTTACACCAGCTGCGATTACTGCAGCAGCTCCGATAACCCACTTCTCAACAACCTTAAGTCTCTCTCGCAAATCATCTTGCTTTTCTTCAAGCCTTTCTATTTTTAATTGCATCACAGTAATTCTTGTCTCCTGTGAGGCATCAAGTCCTAATTCAGTCATTCATCTATTGCAACTGGACTATATATCAATTACTGAATTTCTTCAGAACCTCCCATAGTCAAAGTACTTACATTCTTAATAGCAAGTTGATACATAACCTCATGAATATTCGTAGGTTCCTCTACTACTTCTAACTCATATTCTACATCACAGGGTGCATATTCATCTGTAATATATCCTTTATCAGTAGCAATAGGCATGCTATCTAAAGGATTTAAAAACCATTCATCTTGTTGTGTCATTTTTTTATGATTTATTTGAAACCCACTTCCCGTCAACTAATTTTTTAACTTCACCAGTTTTTAATCTATTTCTTTCTTTATTCTTTGAATCGAGAGCATCCTTAGTAAAATCTCTCCACTTTTTACCGTGCTTCATACGAAGATCTCTATCAGTATTCTCCTTCTTCTTAGCAGCATCTTTTGCTTTCTGTTTAGGAGTATCAAAACTATCACCATACTTTTCATTCATCGGTGATTTACTGCTCTTCTTCTTTTTACTTTGAATTTGTCTCATCAAATCCTTATAATCAACTTCAGTTTGTCTTGCTCTAGCTCTGTCCTGATCTTTAGGATCATTACTCTGTGAAAGTGCAGATGCCTTATCTAATTTCTTAGCATCTCTAGAAGATAATTTCTCATAGATAACTTCTTCATTAGCACGTTTACTTGCAGCATATTCCTGATTGTGTTTTTTTCTGGCAGCATCACGAGCACTAATCTCTGCTTGTAACTTTTGATAATTATCAAATTTTCTCACAGCATCTGTATGTTTTTTAGATTTTTCTTTCTTGCCATAATAAGAAGCCTCAATGTTTCCATCCTTATCACGTTTATGATCTGCTGTTGCACCTCTATAAGATACTTTCTTCTTGCTGGTACGCCCTTGAATTATTGAAGTACCTTCTTTAACTTCTTCTTCTTGCTGAATACCTGGAAACTTCTTTGCCACTTTAGCACGAACCTTTGCTTTTTCCTCTGGTGTTCCGTGTTGTGAAACTAAACTTAATGCGCTGCGAGCATGTTTCTTATCAGGAATAGGATAAGAACCTGCTTGCTTACCTTGAGGACCTTCACCCTTTCCGGGAAGTGCAAAATCCTTATCAGGAAGTGCTCTCCTCTCCTTAGCATTCAAATCCTTTTCTGAAATAATCTCTTCATTTACACTATCATGTTCACCTGTTAGGTCTCTCTTAAAAAGATTCTTTGCTCTTTTTTTAATTGCACCTCTATCCTTCTTACTTACATTAGGCATAGTAGAAGTTTCTTCTTCCTGATACTTCTTCTTCTTTTCATCCGTACCTGGTTTATAATGTGGTTTAGCACCTTTCTTCTTCATAGACCACATCAACTTAAACATACTTGCAGTTTTTTCCTTCTTGGTCTTATCACCAGGAAGTCCTTTAAACCTACCATCATCTAATGCTCTCTTAAATGCAGCAGCACTACCACCAATCTTAGACTTGGGTTTATCAGGCTTAGTCTTTTCTTTCTCTGCCTTGGTATGTCCCCAACCAGGAGGTGCTACTTCATTAACAAGTTCTCCATCCTTACGGACTTTCTTACCTTTAGGAATAGGCATACACTTTTGCCTATCGTTACAGAAGTACTGACCTTCAGGACATAACATTTTCTGATCCTCCTATTCCATAAATTAAATTTTTAAAGAATCCACCTTTAGTAGATGCTTGATACATTACTTCATGAATATTATCAGGTTCTTTATTACTCCATTCCGCTTCAGGTGCTGATTCCTGAATAGGTCTATCAATCTTCTTAACTGATATTGGTAATGGAAACCAATCATTATTATTCATGTCCCCAAACTACCCTTCTTATTCCAAGGAGTTCTACCATACCGAGCATCTTCTTCTCTCTGTGCCTTTTCTTTAGCACTTAAAGGTTTTTGTGGTTGTGGTTTTGCTTTGGGTTGAGGTTTT